CACTACTTAGAGTTTATGATAGACAACTACGATAAGATTGGTGATAAGTATTATGACGGGAACACTAAAGATAAACTGGGCTAGTGCTGATAAGGACTACAAGAAAGGGCAGAACTTAATCCGTGAAGGAGATTGGGCAAACGGATTTAAACTGCACGAACTTCGGTCCTTACCAGATGCCTTCTGGAATGCTAATGCTAAGTTTCCCGGAGTTAGGAATAACTTTCATAAGGCTGCTATCTGGATGCCGGGACAGAACATCAAAGGACGTAATGTAATAGTTTGGTCAGAGGCTGGTTGGGGAGATATGCTACAGTTCTCTCGTTTCATTCCTATGATTAACCAGCTTACAAACAATGTGTTCTGTGTCTATCCTGAAGAGATCATTCCACTTCTGCGTAGGCTGGATACCAAGGCAGGGTTCAGTAAAAACTCTAGCGAGTGTCCTCCTTCGGTGTTTAGGATAAAGATGATGTCTATGCCTTATCTTCTGATGGAGCATGGTCTGTTACCTGCAGCCCCAACTGATCGGTGGTTTGGTGCAGAAGGTCTGTACCGTAACCCTGAGATAGTAGCTCCTAAGCGCAGCAAACCCTTGGTTGGTATCTTTTATAATACTGATAACAAGTCTTGGAATATGATAGCAAAACAGATTCCTAAAGACGTAGTAGATAAGTTTGTGCTAAGACATCCTGAGTATGATTTTGTATCTCTGCAGATTGGAGAAGGGTTCTTAGATAGTTTTAAGTGGGTTGATACAGCAGATAAAATCCAGACACTAGATGCCGTTATCTCTGTGGATTCTGCTATTGCCCACTGTGCTGCAAGTGTTGGTGTTAAGACTCTGAACCTAATAGGTGACGAGAGCATGGCCTGCTGGAGATGGTATCCTGTCGCTGAAAAGACTTACTGGTACGACAATATGACTACAGTATGGTGGGATAATTACTCTGACTGGGATACTGGCCTAGAGAAGGCAGTTAGTTATTTGTTACAAGTAGTTAGTAAAAAACGTAGCAAAGCTAAGAAAAGTGTGATATAATATATGGCCCTGACATTAGAAGAGATTAAAGAAAGGCTGAAGAGATGGGATGAGCTAACCTTGGTAGAGGAACTAGCATTAAGATCTGAAGATATAGTAGAAAGATTTGATGATATAATAGAAGACCAAGCGGATAGACTAGAAAACTTAGTTAACTGGGAAGAATAATAATTATGGATTACTATCAACAATTTATTGCAAAGAGTCGTTACAGCAGGTTTCTACCTGAGAAGAATAGACGTGAGCATTGGGAAGAATCAGTAGATCGATACTTTACTTTTATGTTTAACCACTTGGAAGAGAAGTACAAGTTCTCTCCTAACAATGACCTACGCCTAGAGCTTATCAATGCTGTCAAGAACCTAGATGTTATGCCTTCCATGCGTGCTATCATGACAGCAGGCAAAGCACTGGACCGTGACAACACTGCTGGTTATAATTGTAGCTATCTGCCTATTGATGACCCTAAAGCATTCGATGAGGCTATGTACATCCTACTCTGTGGTACAGGCGTAGGCTTTTCTGTGGAGCATAAGTATGTTACTCAATTACCTGAAGTGCCAGATCAGTTGTTTGATTCTCAAACTACTATTTCTGTTGCGGATTCCAAAGAAGGGTGGGCTAAAGCACTACGCCAACTCATCGCTTTACTATACTCTGGGGAAGTGGCAAGATATGACCTTAGTAGAATTAGACCTGCAGGAACCCGGCTCAAAACTTTTGGAGGACGTGCCTCTGGTCCCGGACCTTTGGATGAGCTTTTTAAGTTCACTATCGCCAAGTTCAGAGGAGCAGTTGGTAGAAAACTTACATCAATCGAGTGTCATGATCTTCTCTGCAAAATCGGGGAAGTTGTTGTTGTCGGTGGGGTACGAAGGAGTGCAATGATCAGTCTGTCTGATCTCGAAGATGACCGTATGAGGAGCGCAAAGAGTGGAAACTGGTGGGAACACAATGCACAACGAGCACTTGCTAACAACAGCGCAGCTTACATTAATAAGCCAGATATTGGACAGTTTCTCCAAGAATGGACAAGCCTATACAACAGTCACTCTGGAGAGCGAGGAATCTTCTCACGAGAGGCAAGTCAAAGTCAAGCTGCAAAGAACGGAAGACGTGATCAGGATTATGACTTCGGAACTAATCCCTGTAGCGAAATCATACTACGCCCCTATCAATTCTGTAACCTCACAGAAGTCGTTGTACGGGCAGAGGATACCGTTGCAGACTTGGCTAACAAAGTACGCATCGCCACAATCTTAGGCACGTTCCAGAGCACTCTAACGCACTTCCCATATCTTCGTAAGATTTGGCAGAAGAACACTGAGGAGGAGCGCCTCTTGGGTGTATCATTAACTGGTATCTTAGATAATCCTTGGATGGGGAGGGTCTGTGAAAGCACTACGCAATCTCTTGAATACTTACGCGATGTCTCCATTACTACCAACAATGAGTTTGCTAACACTCTGGGGATTAATCAGTCAACTGCTATCACTTGTGTCAAGCCTAGTGGTACTGTGTCTCAACTTGTTAATTCTGCCTCTGGTATTCATACTCGACATAGTCCTTATTATGTTCGCCGTGTTCGAGGAGATAAGAAAGATCCTCTCACGAAATTCTTAACAGACTCAGGCATTCCTACAGAGGACTGTGTCATGAGGCCAGACAGCACTGCGGTGTTCTCTTTCCCAGTGAAAGCACCAGAGGCTTCTCGTACTCGTGTGGACTTAACAGCTATGCAGCACCTTGATCTGTGGCTTATGTATCAGCGTCACTGGTGTGAGCACAAACCTTCTGTCACCATCTCTGTCAAGGAAGATGAGTGGATGGACGTAGGAGCTTGGGTGTGGAGGAACTTCGATGAGATTAGTGGTATCTCTTTCCTGCCTTGGGATGGAGGTTCTTATCGACAAGCGCCTTACGAGGAGTGTACGAAAGAGCAGTACGAGGAGTTAAAGGCTAAGATGCCTGAGACAATTGATTGGGATAATCTTAAGGAAGAGGATGACAATGTTGAAGGTGCTCAGACACTAGCCTGTGTAGCTGGACATTGCGAGATCTAATATGACTATAGAACTTAACTTGATTTGTGGTATTATGTGTGGAGCAGAGTACGTCCAAGACCCAGAGGAAGGAACCAACTACCTAGTGGTAGACTTCTTATTCCTTAGACTACTCGTCAGTTGGGATTAAATACATATCTCTCTCATGCTTCCTGCGCTTAACTAGTCCGGGAAGCTCTTTACCACCTGCCTTAGTCCAAGCCATAAACCCTTCAGCAGCGCCTTCAAAGTCTCCACGATTATGCTTCATTCTTATTGTGGATCTTTGGAGGTTTCCCAGCCCCACATTGAAGCTAAAGCTAACCAAGGCATCAAACCTACCTTGGGTAAGTCCTGTAGGGCATAGTCTAAGTACACCTCGCTCGAATGTAGCCAAGTCTTCTGCGAGGATTCTATCCACTTCAGCCATTGATAAAACTCTATCCCACCCATCAGGGATACTAAGTCCTTTGCGTTCATTGAATGGTGTCCTTATATGGTAAGGATCAATAACATGACCAACGCCAACAGTCCACAATAGAGCAGGACAGCGGTAGGGACGAAATCGTACTCCTTCATCTTTCTTAATCCCTTCTATGCAGGCACTGCTTACTTTCACTTCTTGCCCCACTGACGAGAACCAAACCAGAAGGCAATGATTCCAGACAGCAAGGCCATCTCATCCTCAGAGAAGATGACATCAGTGGCTGCGATGAACTGCTCTACGTCCATGCTGCCTAGTCCACCACGCAGCAGGAAGTAAGTCAGTGCTATGTTAATCATCACTAACTCTAGGACAAAGATGAAGGTAACTGCAGGGCGTACTATTCCGTTCAGGTTAACTACCCAGCTAGAAGCTCTAGCCATGATAGCCTTGTCGTGATCTAACGCTGCGCTCTGTCGCTCTGCATCAGTCTGCATAGCAATCTGATCTGTCCTAATCTCTTCTACCTTTTGCTGTGCTATGAATCCACGCTCTGCTAAGGCTAGCTCACGCTCAGTCTGCATCTGTGCAAGCTTTAACTCCTGAGCCTTGTCAGCCTTGTCTTGAAAGAAGCTAAGTACCTGTGGTAAACCAGAGGCTAGGAAACCAACTGCAGAGGAAATAAGAGATAACATAATAACTCCTTAAGGCTTATAGCCCATGACGTAGGCAAAACTAACTAGGATGAAAGCAGCTATAAAACAGTACCACTTGAGCAGCGAAAGCTTCCTTATGTCTCTACCAAACTCATCAGTTAAATCCTTGTTGTCCTTAAGGATTCTCTGCTGGATAACCTCTACCTCAGCCCAAGCAGCCTGACCATGCTTCTCTATGATGTCCTGCTTTAGTTCGTCCTGTAGCTTCTTGATTTCGTATACTCCTCGCCATTCCTCGACAGCGGAGAAGACAGAGGTATCTGATGGTCTTTTCTTTTGCTTACGGCGGTAGGCATCTCTGGCTTGGATCTCAGACTTACCAAGGTCTTGAATGTCCTTAGTAACAGATTCAAGTTCCTTACCTACAGCTAAAGCTTCCCTAATGCCAGAGACAGCAGCCTTGGCAGCTTGGGTTACTGGTTCGCTCATAGTTATTCCTCAATGCCCTTACCCTGTAACGTCTTTCTCCTATACTCTGTATAGAAATCAGGGTCAGACTGTAGCTTCTCTGCTAGGATCTGGTTAGTTGCTGAGTTCCTAGCCTTGGTAGCTACCCTCTTCATCAGGATATTCTTAACTGTCTTATTAGAGTTTTGGTACAGAGGAGTATTGATGAGGTTATTGAGTTGAGCCGTAACTCTTTCTCCAGATAGGGCAGCATACCTCTCGTAATCTGAGGTGCTCAACTCTACGCCCTTGATAGACTTCTCCACTGGTTTATAGGCAAATCCAGTCTCCTGTATCTCTGCCTGTAGAGGGGTCTGCTCAGCAGCCCTAGAAGCTATGCCTAAAACACCTGACAATCCATAGGATAGGTTAGGCTTAGGCTCACCTAGAAGATCCCGCTTAACTGGTAGTTCCTCACGCATCCCCGGTATACGAGCAGCTAAGGCATCTCCAAAGTCTCTGACTTCTCTTTGGTATGGGTCAGGCACACGAGCAAACTGAGCCACCGCAGCAGGGACAACAAGACCAGCAAAGCTGTTGACAAAAGAACCACCATATCTTACTGGATCGTGGGCTGCCTGCAAAACCCCAGTGATTCCTTCTAAGAAGGTCTTAGATGTTAGGTTCTTGGTGATAGCTAAAGTACCATCCACAGCTAGTTCCTGAATCTTTCTGTCCGCCTGTGGCTTTGAGTAGTAGTCTCGCAAGGATTCTACAGAGTCAGCAAACACACCCATGACAGTAGCCAATGGCTCTACCCTAGCGTATGAGTACCAAGTATCTCCAAGCTTCACAGAGTACTCAGGTATATTGGACGCTATCATAGCCTCTCGCCTACCTTGGTCCTTTGGATAGGAGCCAGTTAGGTTACCATTTACAACTTGGTATGCTGTAAGAGCTGCTATACCAGAACCTAGCATGGTACGTGCCAGTGCCTCATCCTTCTTTCCTTTAAACTGTTTCATGAACAGGCTAGCAGGGGTATAGGACAGAGCATCCTTAAGGATGTTAATAGGAGTCTTAATGAAAGGAGCAATGAACACTAGCTCAGGGTGATCAGCTCTTAGCTTTAACATAGTGTTGCCTAGCTTACCAAGGTCTGCCTGAAAGGTCTGCTGCTTAGCAAAGCTAGTGATCTCATCAGCAAGGTAAGGGTTAATCTTACTTAGTTCTTCTTGCCATTTAAGACTACCAATATCTGTTTGTTTTAGTTTCTGGTATAGCTCTTCTCTGCTAAGACCATTAAGTTTACTCTCTGGAATAGTCTTAGAGATACGCTCAGCTACTGAGTTAAACTGCATCCTACGAAAGATACTCTTAGAGAACTCATCAATAGCTACAGAGGCACGAGTAGGCATACGAACATACTTACCTATT